GCTGTAGTAGCTGAGGTTGATGCGTTTGTCTCTGCTGTTTCTGCGTGAGTCTCTGCAGTCTCAGCCGCTGTCTTGGCTGTCTCTGCTGCAGTCTTAGCTGTTTCAGCAGCAGTCTTTGCAGTTTCTGCAGATGTTTGTGCAGACACAGCAGCAGCTTCTGCAGTCTCCGCATTAGTCTCCGCTGTCTCTGCATTTGTCTCTGCAGTCTCAGCGTTGGTCTGTGCAGTCTCTGCTGCTACCTGTGCAGCCTCAGCAGCCGTTTGAGCCGCTAAAGCTGACGCAGCAGACGTCGCAGCTTCATTTGCTTTTGAAGAGGCAGTACGGGCTTCCTGAGCAATCTCTGACGCATACGCATCAGTGCTAGACTCACCAGAACCACCTGTGCCACGGAATAAAGGCATCTACTGCTCCTACAAAAGAAAAAGAAAAGGGAGCCATTGCTGACTCCCCTAAGATCGTTACTCAGCGATTGCGAGAACGAAACCAGCTTCAGGTCGGTATACTTCAACACCGTAGAGGCAGTCAGCCGTGTAGAGTGTTGAGAGGTATTCCTGCTTGTACTGGGTTTGTGAACGAACAGCTTGCTGCTCAGCCATAACGATAGCGTCACGGTGGAACAGAAGTGCAGCACGAGTGTCAACAGAAGACGCAGTGTTGTCTGCTGCTGCTTCGATAGTTGCACAGTTAGCTGATACGTAAACGTCTACACCGTAGAGGTTACCGATAAGACCAGACTGTACGCCTTGACCACTTACGAAGTCAGAAGACACGTAACGATCGATGCCCATGATAGTGTTACGAACAGAAGGTGGGATAACAAGTACACGGTCTTCCATTGGTACGTTGTTGTCGTCAAGCTTCTGAATCATGTCACGGAAGAAAGCATCAGTGAACACGTCACCAGCAACGATAGTGTCGTCAGTGTACTGAGTAGTAGTACCGTTGTCATTAAAGAAGCAACCAGTGTGTTGGTAGTCAGTAGGAGCTACTGAATCAGAGAACACAACAGTACCACCGTCACCGAAACCAGTACCGCAAGAGTGTAGGTCAGTGTCGATCTTAGTAGCAAGTGCATAACCAGCGTCTTCAGTGTAGAACTGACGGAGGCTAGAAAGAGCCTGAACTTCAACGATGTCTTCGATTAGACGTGAGTATTCGAAGTGACGGTCGATATCAACAGTCAATTCACCTTCGGTGTTTGCGATAATTGTTACCGCAGTGTCAGCCGCTTTCGCATTCGCATCACCACGGACGGGCTTTGGAATGTGAAGCTTGTCGCCTTTCTTGCCTGACATAGCAAGCTTTTTGACAAGCGGTGCCATCTTCAGGTTCTTTTGGTAAGCGGCGATGATTTCGTCTGACCAGATCTCTGGAATAAACTTGTCAGCTTCGGTCTTCGCCGTAAATCCGGCCGCGCCGGGATAAGTTGCAGTAGCCATGTCAATCTCCTATTGGATTATCTGACTCGACCCTCTGCGTATGCTTGCAGGATTTCACCTGACAAGGATTGGTAACGCGCGGGGTCATCGTTCATTAGTTTAATAATGTCGGCCCTGCGATATATCTTCTTTGTGGAACTCTCAGCGCTACCTTGAGCTTTACCTGTATTGGCGGCCCTCAGTTGTTGCTTACGCACCTGTTTTTCAACATTGGCGGTTTGCTGTGCTACTACCTTACGCTCTTTCCAGAGTGAAAATAGTTCATCAGCCGCGTCAGCATTGTACTGTTGGTCAGCCTCTACAAATAATTGAGTCCGGATTTTGGATGCCTTGATCCACTCTGCAAACTTAGGATCACCAAGAATTGTTTGCATGTCTGGGTGTTTGTTACCCAAAGACGCTAACGCCGCTTGCTTCCTATAGTCTTCAGTGTATTTCGCCGCCTCCCTAATCTTAGGATGGTTCTCAATTGCCCTATTAACAGCGCCTTGAGGATCCGTAAAGTAATCAATATCACTCTCAGGTTCGACAATTTGCTCAGGTGCTTGCGGTGGTGTTTGATTACTAATGTATTCATCCACTACCTTTCGAAGCTCACCGACTTCAGAAGAGTGACGACTCATCACCTTTTCAACTTCTTGGTGCATCTGAACGACTTCTTTCAGAGATTTACCACGGTAACGCTCTGGAATATCGTCGTCAGTGTCTTGCTCTACTGCGTCTTGAGGTTGCTCAACAGCCTCTTCAGGCTCCTGAATCTCGTTCGCTTCGGTTTCAACGTTGTCCACATTCTCGTCTTCGACGTGCGGATCAAGCATTGTTGCTCGTGACATATTAAACTCCGTCAGTTGGAGATTTACGTTTCCTGCCAGCGGCTTCATGTTCTCGTACCCATTTCATGTGACGCCCCGGAAAGTCTCCGGAATGCCCATCGAGTACGCACTTAGGCGCTGACAGCATCCTAGTAGCATTGGAGCCACAGTCGCACCTACTGACTGCTTCTCCTTTGCGTACCATCCTTTCAAATATATGTCCGTTACCACAACGGAAGTCATATATCTTATACATCTAGCTCTTCCTGAGCCTCCGCTTCGGCTTGGTCTCGCGCCGCAGAAATCGTCCCTTCAAGGTTGATAACTGTAGCTAAAGCGGCAACCTGGCCTTTGCGATAAAACAATTCTTCCTGATCCTTGACTGTTTGCAAGTCTGCTAGCTGTCTAGCATTGTTACTTAGCTCTTCAATCAACTGCTTAAAACCCGGATGGTTAAACAGCGTATTGTAGTTGTCAAAGTACTCCTCAAGTTCAGGTGTCATATCTCATTCTCTCTTTGGTTGATTTGTGCCTTTTAGCACGATTTTTAAAAAATGTCAGGCTTTTCGTGATCGAGCTGTCTTTTTAGCAATTTTCTTAGGCTGGGATGAGTGTTGTTTCCCTGCCGCTGTATCCTTGCGTTTCTTACGCGTAGTCGCCGCATACTCTTTAGCTGACAAGGATTTGATTGCTTTCTCAGGCAGATATCGCTCACCTGTAGCTTTTGATCCTTGAGTGGACGGCTTACCCGACTTAGTGCGCCAGTTCTGCTTAGTCCACTTCTTTAAAGACTTTTGAGGCTTCTTAAGTGCCATTACTTATAGCCTCCACCCTTAGCCTTATATTCCTTGGCTAACATCTGCGCTTTACGAGCAGACCACTGACCGGGCTTACCACCTTTGCCACCTGCCTTGATCTTGTTAAAAAGATTCTTACGCATGGTTGGCTTGGTGTAGTTACCAGCCTGATTAACCTTGGATTTTGCCTTAGCCTTTGGCATGACTACTTCTTCTTTTTGTTTTTCTTGTTAGTCATCATACGCCCATTACGCTTAGGCATAGCAGGCTTCTTCTTTGGCTTAGTTGACTTCATTCCGTAACCGGGCATAACGCTCTCCTTACTTTTTATGAACCTTCTGAACCGCAAAATCCGCTGACTTAGTTGCACCTTTGTGTGGCTTGTAACCACTCGCAGGATCTTTCATCAGCTTGTATTCTTTACCGGACTTCATCCAGTGATAGCCTTTAGGTGCTTTAACCTTCATATCGCTCACCATTTGACCTTATGCGACCAATAACGCGCAGATAGTTTACTGGGATTTGCGTCTTGGGCATTGTGCCGGGCGTAGTAACTCTTTTTGCGCGCTTTGTCCTTTGCGCTCTTAGGGTTCTTACCTGCACCTTTTACCCCCTGTTGACCAAACCGTATGGTTTTGATCTTATCACCGTCTTTCGCAACCACAACATGCGATTTAGTGGGATGGTTGGGGGTTCTCTTCGGCTTGTTGTACCCGCTTACGCCTACGCGTGCGAGGCGCGGATCCTTCTTGCTCATTGGTTAAAGCCTCCACCTTGGCTTGGAGTTCCTGCACTTGGCGCACTAGGGGCTCCATTTGGCCTTGGAACCTGCTGAATATCATCTGGAGTTCTCTGTCGGTTAGCATTCTCTTTTCCTTGGATTTGTTTCTCTTTAATCAAGCGATCAGCAATCTGCATACGACGTTCAAATTCTTTATCGTCTTGATCGCCTTCACGCAAGTTTCGGGTAACAGCGTTGATTCTGTCAATCTCAAGCTCTTGCGGTACAACCGCCGCTTCAGCCGCAAGCTTCTGCGCTCTAGCCGAAGATTCTTGTGCCTGTGCGGATAGTGCCGCTGTTTGAGACTGCTGGAATTGCAACTGCGCTTGTTGCGCCGCCATCTGCATTTGCTGTGCTTGAGGATTGGGTTGCATGGCCTGTTGCATAGCCGCAATGAGTTCCTCACGGTTAGACAAGTTCATGTTGTCTACAACCGATTGAATCAACGTTGTGTACAATGGTGAGTCTTTGCCCATTGTCTGTAAAAGCTGAACTAGCTGAGTAACTTCGTACTCACGAGCAATAATACCCAGACTACTGCTAGCATTAAACTTGTAATCTGCAACGGGGTAAGATTCGGGATCAAACTGCATATACCTATGTGCGGCTTTCTTAACAAACGGAATCAAGAAAGACTGTTGGAAGTTAATCAATGTACGTTTGTGACGCTTAATCAGCGCACCGAGAGACATACTAATTCCTGCCGCCGTAGCCTCACCGTTTACACTACCTGCAATACCTGCCGAGTCAACCGCACCCGTAGCCTGTTGAACCATCTGCTGTAATGCACCAGCTTGTGCAAACGTAATCTGGCTAACCTGCCCGAAGTTAAACGGCTGTAGCACTTCTCTAGGATCACCGTTAGTCAAAATCATCTTGCCGGGACGTACTTCTGGCTTGGCACCTCTAGGCAGACGTGTCGCATCCAACGCCATCATTGGGTGAATAGTAAGGCTTAGTGCATCAATTCTAGCTCGGAGTTCTGTATCCAAAGCCTTTTGAGAGTTATAGCCTTTCTCACAAACACCTCTTCCCCAGAATCGCCCAGGCACCACATCCCAAGGGAATGCAATAACTGGACGGTCGTTCATCATGTACGGATTGGCTTCTGCCTTAAGAAGAATTCCGCCGTTAGCAATAACGACTACCGCTTCAACATACTTTGTATCTTCGGCATCACCAAACTCATTGTCATCGCCCATTGCTTCGTTAAGCATTTCTCGTGGGACGAGGCCGTAGTATTTAGTAAGTCTTATCTTGTCATCGTTGTAGATCGTGATGTCTTGATCGGGTTCGAGATCAGTGTCAGGTGCGGCACTACCTAGCATCTCATCACGGTAAACGCCTTGCTCCTGAAGAAGTTCGACTTGGTGACGGCTAACAAACTCATCAATACATACGCCCAACGCGTCATCGACTGTTGTGGCTACAGGGTCAATCAAGAAGTTCTGAGGTAGTACAGGCTTGAGTTTGACCTTTACTCTATCTTGGATGTTTACACCTACCGCCTGAAGATCACCGTCCATCAACGGTTGAGTAGCAGGAGCCATCTCCTTCATTTCTTCAATGACGATTTCGCCAATACCCGTACCAAATACTGCGGCGTTGATAAGGCATTCGGCAACAGACTTACGAACCATGCAGTTCTCAAAGTCTTCAGATAGTTTATTTCTTAGGAATAGAACATCTTCGCGGGAAGTGTCGCCTAGATTGTCCGAAACATCGAACCATTTGCCTCGACCAAAAGTAGCTTCTTCAAGTTCCGCAACGTTGGACTCAACAGCTTGCTGTAAAGCAGGAGAGATAATACGGCTACGCTCAGACCGACGCTCGCTATCAGCAGGATTCCAAATGCCACGCCACAACCGATAGTATTCTTCAAAACGCGCTTCATAGTTAGACTCGTAGTAATCACGCCAGTTCTCACACTTCGTTATAACCCAATCCTCTAAGGATTCGTGCATCAATAACGGATCTTCTTCGTATAAGTCGCTCATATTAGTATCCCGCCACTATGTCTAAGATGTCGTGGTCGTCTATTTCGTATTCGTAGTCATAAACAACATTTGCTAGTTGGTCAATGTAAGCCAATGCGTCTATCAAGTCATCGTGGGTCAAAGGATCAGGGAATTGGAAGAGTTGGTCAAGGAATCTTGCATTCCATTCCCCTTTGTTCAAAGTGATATAGCCATTTTCAAAGCGCCCTTGTAGCGCCCACATGACCCTATCTACCTTCTTTTTGTTACCGTGGGTGAGTTCTTCTACCCGAAAAAACGTACCGTACTTCTTTTGCAGGTCAGTAAGCGGAGACATAACCGCTTGCTTGGCTATGCCTCGCTCGATACCTACTGATACGGGCTTGTAGTCCCTTACGGCTTGGAAGATTTTGATGGCCGTTTCGTCGAGCGTCCACCTGCCGTGGATGATGTTTTCGACGTACCAGCCGTCTTCCGAGACGTTGACGACTGCGATCGCGGTTTCGTCGAGCTTTTGGTTTTTGGTGCGCTTTTTGTTGACTTCTTCGAAGCCTGCGAGGTCGATGGCGATGTAGTAGTCGCCTTGGGGGTCTCGGTTTTCTTCGAACCGA